TGGAGCGGGTGACTACGGAGCCGGGGCACCGGTGGCTGGTGTGCCGCAAAGTGGCCCGCACCCTGCGGGAAAGCTGCTGGGCCCAGCTGGTGGGCCAGATCGGGGACTTCTACCAAGATGCCGGGGCCAAGATCAATAAGTCGGATATGACCATCCGCTTCTCCAATGGCAGCGCCATCCTGTTTGCGGGCCTGGACGACGTGGAGAAGTTGAAGTCTATTTTCAACATCACGGGCATCTGGATCGAGGAGGCCTCCGAGCTGGAAGAAGGAGACTTCAACCAGCTGGACATCCGTCTGCGCACCGACTTCAACCAGTATCTCCAGATGATTATCAGCTTCAACCCCATCAGCATCACCCACTGGCTGAAAAAGCGGTTTTTTGACCGCAAGGACCCAAGAGCAAGGGTGCATGAAAGCACCTACAAGGACAACCGTTTTCTCACGTCTGAGGCTATTAGAACCCTGGAAGGCTTCAAGGAGACCGACGAATATTACTACATGGTCTACTGCCTGGGCCAGTGGGGTGTGACGGGCAAGACGGTATTCAACGGCAAGGCAGTGGGGGAGCGATTGCAGCACCTGGAGCCTCCAGTACAGGAGGGGCTTTTCGAGTACGATGTGGCCGCCGATGGCATCCACCTGTCAAACATCCGGTGGGTGGAGGAGAAGGGCGGACCCATCAGAATTTACACCAAGCCACAGCCAGGCCGTCCCTACGTCATTGGCGGGGACACCGCCGGGGACGGATCGGACTGGTTCGTGGCCCAGGTGTTGGACAACGTGACAGGGGCTCAGGTGTGTACCTTGCGCCACCAATACGACGAGGACACCTATACCAGGCAGCTGTACTGCCTGGGCTTGCACTATAACCAGGCCTTGTTGGCCCCTGAGTGTAACTTCTCCACCTATCCGGTGAAGCTGTTGGGCCTCATGGGCTACAACAGGCTGTATGTCCGGGAGGTCGAGGACAGCTTCGATGGACAGATCCGCCACGCCTACGGATTCCGCACCGACCGTCTCACCCGCCCGGTGATCATCGCCGAGCTGGTGCGGGTGATGCGGGATCATCTGGGGGGCGTCCACGACCGTGCAACCCTGGAGGAAATGCTCACTTTCGTGCGAAATGACCAAATGCGCCCAGAGGCCGAACCTGGGGCCCATGATGACTGCATCATGGCCCTTGCCATTGCACACTATGTGCGGCCTCAGCAGTCCATGCAGGTCACGGCGGCCAAAGAGGCCGGGACTTCCAGATGGTCGGCAGATATGTGGGAGGACTGGAACCGGGCCAGTGCAGTGGACCGGGAGATGTTAGTGCAGCTGTGGGGCCGCCCGGCAGAATAGGAGGAACTATGCAGCCGAACGAAAAAAAGAACCTGACCGCCAATTCCAAGCTGGAGGAGTGGCAAAAGAGACTGGCAGATAGCAATGCCGAATACTCCGCCGAGTATACCCGCATGGACCAGCGGGAGCGCATTTACAACGGGGACAACTCCATCAAGCCCCTGGTACCTGGGGACACCCAACGGGATGGTGGAGCCAGAAAGACAAGCCATGTGCGCAATATCGTCTTTGAAAACATTGAGACGCAGGTGTCCAGTTCCATCCCACAGCCCAAGGTGACCCCTCGGCGTAAGGAGGATGAGAAGCTGGCGGAGATCATCGAGAACTTTCTCCGCAATGAGCTGGACCGCCTGCCATTCGAGGCAATCAACGATCTGGCCGAGCGCACGGTGCCCATCCAGGGAGGCGTGGCCTTTCTGGTGGAGTGGGACAACCGGGCACGAACCCATGACACCGTGGGCACCCAGGTAGTGCGGATGCTTCACCCCAAGCAGCTGGCCCCTCAGCCGGGCATTTATACCTCCATCCAGGATATGGACTGGATCATCGTGAAGATTCCCACCACCAAAGGAGCGATTCTTCGTGAGTACGGGATTGATCTGGAAGCAGAGAGCGAGAGCGAGCCGGATGTACGAAGTGCAAACGGAGAGAGTACGGCGGAGGATGCTGTGACCCGATATGTGGGGTATGAAAAGAACCAACAGGGGGGCATCAACCGTTTTTGCTGGGTCAACGATACGCCCCTGGAGGATCTGGAGGACTACCAGGCCCGGAGACAACCTGTGTGCAAGCAATGCGGACGGGTACGCCCGCTCCCTGGCCAGATTATTCAAAAACATCCTGCCACTGGGCAGGAGGAGCAGGAACTGGCCACTCAGATGCTGGCCGGACAGATGCTGGCGCAACAGATGGCAGAAGAGGCCATGGGCGGAGCGGGAGGGATTCAGGGTCTCCCGGTGGAGCCCGAGGAGCGGGAAAACTCCGAAGAATACGACGGAGGCCCATGCCCGTGGTGCGGTGGAAAAGAGTTCACCGACCAGGTGCAGGAGTACGAGCAGGTGCTGCTTCCCATCACCACGAGAAAAGGTTTGGAAATCCCAGGCACGACTCCAGGGATGGACGAAGATGGGCGTCCGGTGATGCGGCCCACCCTGGTGCCGTTCCATAAGCCCGGAATGTACCCCATCGTACTCCAACGCAGCGTGTCCGTGTATGGGAAACTGTTTGGAAACTCAGATGTGGATGTGATTGCCGACCAGCAAAACACCATAAACCGCCTGGAGCAGAAGATCATTGACCGCCTTATCAAGGCGGGGACACGTATTACGCTGCCAGACAACGCTTCGCTGAGAGTGGACAGCCAGGACGGGGAGCGGTGGTACATCGGATCGGCGGCGGACAAGGCAATGATTGGGGTGTATGAATTCACTGGGAACCTCCAATATGAGATGGCCTACATGAATTCCGTGTATGAGGAGGCCCGTCAAATCCTGGGCATCACCGACTCCTTCCAGGGGCGAGTGGACACCACCGCCACCAGCGGAAAGGCCAAGCAGTTCTCGGCAGCTCAGGCAGCCGGACGGCTGGAGAGCAAGCGGGTGATGAAAAATGCAGCTTATGCCGACCTGTTCCAAATGATGTTCGAGTTCTGGCTGGCCTATGGGGATGAACCCAGACCCGTGACCTTCAAGGACGCTCAGGGTCACACCCAGTACCAGGAATTCAACCGCTATGACTTTCTGGAGCGGGACGAGGACGGCCAGTATTACTGGAACAACCAGTTCTTATTCTCCGTTGACACAGCTGGTTCTTTGGCTGGAAACCGGGAGGCTATGTGGCAGGAGACCCGGCAAAACCTCCAGTCCGGTGCCTTCGGAGACCCCACAGCCGCCGAGACCCTCATCCTGTTCTGGACGAAGATGGAGGAGTTACACTACCCCGGAGCTGGAGCCACCAAGCAGGCCCTGGAGGAACGACAACGCAGACAGCTGGCCCAAGCGCAGGCCCAGGCTCAGGCCCAAATGGCCATGGCGCAACAGGGACAGGTGCAAAATATGACGCAAGGCGAGAGCGGGAATATGCCAATCCAAATGGGAGAGGAGGGAATGGCATGAAGGAGACCAAGGGGTACATCGGACGCATTCAGAACACCGGAACCCAGGTGGTGAAGGCGCCGCACCAGATCACGGCCGCCAAGACCGGAACGGTCAAGACTGGTCAGGACTTGCGAACTGGCAAGTAAGGAGCCGAAAAAAGGCTGCAAGTAAAATACGCAGGGACAGCGGGAACATCCAAAGAGAAAGGAAAACATCATGGAAATGACCGAATCTCAGATTTACGAAGGTTTTGGGCTGGAACAGCCCCAGCAGGAGCAACCCGCCCAAGAGGCACAGGGAGAGCAGGCGCAGGCCTCCGAAATCCAAAGTGCGGAAACCAAGGGTGGGGACATCCAGCAGGAACAGGACGGGCAGGAAAGCCAGGGTGCTGACACCTACCAACAGGAGCAGGACCCGGGTCAGGAGCCTGCACAGCAGGAGACGCCTCCCCAGGAGTTGAGCCTGGAACAGCGCCGGGAGAATGCCGCCCGCCGCCGCCGAGCAGAGACCCAGGAGGCAATCCGGCAAGCTGTTGAGCAGGAGCGGGAGCGTAGCCAGGCCGAGAAGGACGCCCTCGTGTCCGGGATGGGGTTAAAAAACCCCGTGACCGGAAAGCCATTCCAGTCGTTTGAGGAGTATTCTTCCTGGAAAAAGACCTATGACAAGGAGAGAGTCCAGAGGGAACTGCACGAGGGAAAACTATCCATGGAAGGGCTCAACCAGGCCATTGAGCAGAACCCTGTGGTAATGCGTGCGGCGGAGCTGGTGCGAGAAAGTGAACGGCGGGAACAGGCGGCAACGACTGAGGCGGCCAGGGCGAAGGCTGAGGCTGACCAAGCCCAGGTGGAAGCGGAGCTGGCCCAGATCCGCCAGTTTAACCCCAACATCCGCTCGGTGGGAGATCTCCTCACCATGCCCAAAGCTCAGGAGTTCTATCAGCTGGTGAAGCGGGGCAACAGCTTTGTAGATGCCTACAAGCTGGCCCACTATGACGAGCTTACCCAGCAGGCGGCAGCAGCAGCCAGACAGCAGGCCATGAGCAACACCCGCAGCAAAGCGCACCTTACCGCTGGGAGCCAGCAGGGTGCGGGCGCTGCTACGGTCCCCCGGGCTGAAATGGACATGTTCCGCATGTTCAATCCTGGGGCCAGTGAATCTGATATTCAGGCCTATTACAACAAGTACCAAGGAGGGAAATAAATGTTCGTACCTGTAAAAAACAGCACTGGGGCCATGGTGCCCTGGGAATATCTCCCCGCAGCCGCTGGCACCTACCAGGCGGGGCAGATGCTCACCGTGAAAACCGGGCAGGTGGCGGCCATTGGTAAGGCCAGCACCACCACGCCCCCCTATCTGTGCATGGCGGATGTGACCGCCACCGACGGACAGGTCATCCCCGTGACCCGTGTGGATATGGACTGCATCTATGAGACCCAGCTCAAGGCTCTGTATGCCGATGCCAAGGTGGGGGTAAAGATGCAGGTGGACGCCGACGGGCTGACGGTCAGCCAGGGAGCGGGAAACTTCGAGGTGGTGGCTGTGGATGGCACCCAGCAGGGATCCCGTGTCTGTGGCAGATTTACCGTTCCGGCAGCGGCTGCTGGAACCTAAAGAAGGAGGATAACGACCAATGAAAATTATTTTTTCCGAAAGTTCCGGCCTCAACGACAGCATTTATGGCAAGTGTCAGGCCCCCATCCGTATGTTCCTGGAGCAGCGGGGGGAGCAGTTTGAAAAGCAGTCTGTGCTGAAGGATCTCTTCCTCATGGGCAAGAGCGAGAACTACGGCGATCTGATGACCACCATGACCGCCATGAGCGGCTTCGAGCCCGTGGGCGAAAACGGGGCCTATCCCGTGGACGGCATGCAGGAGGGGTACCAAAAGCTTCTGGTGTATGACACCTGGAAGGATTCCTTCGCCATCTCGGCTGAGATGATGGAGGACTCCAAGCTTCTGGACATGAAAAAGCAGCCCGCCGCCTTCATCACCAGCTACAACCGCACCCGGGAACTGTTTGGTGCCGCTCTATACAGCGGCGCTATCTCCGGAAAGGACAAAGTTACCTACAAAGGCAGGGAGTTTGACATCAAGAGCGCCGACGGCGTGTCCATGTTCAATACCAAGCACCCCGGGAAAGTGTCCAAGAAGGAGCAGTCCAACCGATTCAGTGACGCCTTCTCTGTGGACGCCCTGGGCAAGATGGAGACCGCCATGCACCTGTTCCGGGGAGATAACGACGAGATTCTGGACGTCGCTCCCGACACCATTCTCATTCCCGATGTGGCAAGCCTCAAAAAGGACGTCTTTGCCGCCATTGGCGCCGACAAGGAGCCCACCTCCTCCAACAACGCCTTCAACTACCAGTATGGCCGTTGGACCGTCATCGTGTGGAGCTATCTCAACCAGTTTGTAGATCTGTCCGGCTCCAATGCTCCCTGGATCCTGCTGGACAGCAAGTACAACCAGACCTATGGCGGAGCCGTGTGGAACGACCGCATTCAGCTGGCGGTTCGCTCCACCGTGGATGAGAACACCGATGCCAACGTCTGGCGTGGCCGCAGCCGATTCAATGCCACCTTCAACGACTGGCGCTTCGCCGCCGTGGGCGGCATGAGCGGCGGAACCGCTCTGCCCACCAAATAACCCATGCCCCCTCGGGAAACCTGAGGGGGCATCCACCCAGAAAGGAGAAGTAGTATGACGGCATCTGATATCATCGAGAAGGTGGATCTGCTGGCACCGAATCAGTATTCCGCCGCACAAAAAACGGCGTGGCTGGGTGAGTTAGAGGGCCGGATCTACGCTGATGTCATGCTGGCCACACCGAAAAAGCTGGCAGAGGTGGAGAAGGCGTGGGAAGAAGGCATGGTGGTGGGCTGGCCCCACAGCGACGTGTACCTGCATTGGCTGCTGGCCAAGATTCACCAGGCGGACGGGGAGCTGGAGCTGTACCAAAATCGGATGGCGAGCTTTAATGCCAGCTACCAGAATTACGTCAACTGGTACATCCGAAACTTTGACCCGGCCAACCGGGAAGGGGCGGTGTACCAATGAAAAGACAAAACAACACGAAGGAGGAAGAAACGAGTGCAAGCTGCAACTGAGATCAAAGTTTGGCTCACCGCTCTGGTGGGCGCACTGTCCGCTCTGTGGGGCGGTCTGGGATGGCTGGTAGTGGGATGGGTGGCCTGCATGGCCATCGACTACATCAGCGGCTCGGCTTCCGCCGCAAAGGCGGGGGAGTGGAGCAGCGCAAAGGCAAGGGACGGGATCTGGCACAAGGCCGGGATGATCCTAGTGGTGGTCGTGTCGGCCATCGCAGACGCAGTTATGGCCGAGGTGGTGGAGCACTTCCCGGTGTTGCAGCTGCCATTTGAGCTGAGTGGGTTGATTTGCTCCGTGGTTCTCGTTTGGTACATTTTTACGGAGCTTGGCTCCATCACTGAGAATGCCATGGAAATGGGCGCTCCTGTGCCGGGATGGCTCTCTCGTCTGTTGGCAGCTGGAAAAAATGCGGTAGATGCTGCAGGGGATGCCATTGCGCCGGAAGAAAAGGGGAAAGAATGATGAGTAACAGTACTTTGGCTACCTATCGGCGTATCAGCCCCCACCGCACGAGCCCACGCAACCATGCGATTGACACTATTTCCATCCACTGTTTTGTGGGCCAGGTGACTGCTAAGCGTGGTGCGGATTACTTCGCCACCACCGATAAGGAGGCATCTGTCAACTACGTCATCGGCACCGCCGGCGATGTCTCCGTTAGCGTGGATGAGGCAGACTGCTCCTGGTGCAGTTCGAATCTGAGAAACGATCACCGGGCTGTTACCATTGAGTGCGCCTGTGATGCATACGCCCCATATGCCATCAACTCCAAGGTGTACGCCACCCTCATCAATCTGTGTGAGGACATTTGCCGCCGAAACGGCATCAAGAAGCTGGTATGGAGTTCCAACAAAAACGACCGTATCAACCGCCGCAACGGTTGCAACATGACGGTACACCGGGACTTCGCCAACAAGGCCTGCCCAGGAGATTACATCTACGAGCGCCTGGGCCAGATCGCAAGCGAGGTAAACGACCGTCTGGCAGGCCATGGGGACAAGCCCACCAACGGACAGGACATCGAAAAGGGCTCCACCGTCCGGGTAAAGCAAGGAGCCAAGACCTATGATGGCGGCGGACTGGCTGGCTTTGTGTATAAGCGGGATCATGTGGTGAGTGAGGTGTCCGGCGACCGATGTGTCATCACCTACAACGGCGTGGTGGTGGCTGCCGTGCGCAAGTCTGACCTCACATTGGTGGGCGGTGGTTCTGCCAATTCCGGTGGGAACGGCGCTCAGGGCTTCAAGCCCTACACCGTGAAGGTAAGCGTCACCGAGCTGCGCATCCGCAGCGGACCCGGCACGGACACCGCCGTACAGGGCGTCATCCAGCCCGGGGTGTACACCATTGTGGAAGAGGCCGACGGGCAGGGCGCCAAGCGCTGGGGTAAGCTCAAGTCCGGCGCCGGCTGGATCAGCCTGGACTACACCGAAAGG